AGCCACGTTAGTTAATTCTACATAACCATAACGTGTCATAAAGCTTACAGTTGGCTCAAATGTCCCTGGATCCAATACCACACCACTGCTCATCAAAGGAATGTATGGGCAGTAGAAGGCAGCAGCATCAAGTTCGCCACTTCCTTTGTAACCAATCAATACAGGAGTGGTATCGCTTGCATATTGGTTTACATATACTTTCATGGAGCTATTCAGGGTTCCAACAAATTTTGTATTTGTAGGAGCTTCAAATGTTCCTTCAGTTGTGCGAGCAAAAGCACTTGTTGTAGCACTTTGCAAAACTGTCAATGCTGTAGGTGAAACAACTGCCCAGTTACCTGCGCCACGTCGTGTTCTAGCAGCAATTAAGTTTGCAGCTCTGTTGATCAATACTGCTAAAGCAGCATGTTCGTCACCAACAAATGTAGCTGTACCACTTACATTACCTTGGTTGTATGTTCCTGTAGCAGGAGCTAAATTTTCCAAGCTTGTCAAAATTTCCTGATCAATTTCTGCAGTAATTTCTTGAGCTAAAGCAGCCATTACTTCTGCTTCAACATCAAGCCCATGCATAGATTGAGCATCTTGAGCAGCTTCAAAAGTCCATCTTGCACTCAACTTGCGGCTTTTAGCTTCCACAGTTTGCTTGAGTACTTGAATGTTTAATCTGTTACCAGCAGTACCTTCCATTGTGGCTGTAGCATTTGGTCCAGGATTGGTTGCATTTTCATTTCCAGAATAGCTTGCAGCAATCTTAAATGGTGACATTGCTTCTTCACCTGCTACAACATTAGCTGCTGTATCAGCATATCTAACACGTAATGTGTGAATTTGACCTACTGGTCCGGTCATTGGTTGTACCCCTACCAATTCGTTAGCAATAACGGTTGGCATTACACGTCGAATGACTGGTAAAATAACCTTGTTTAATGGTGCAATATTACCAACTTGGGTTGCACCTGAAGTGGCCTGTTCCATCAAATATTTCTTTGTGTTTTCAAGAGTACTTTCCATTACAGTTCTCTTGTTTCCTTGTAATCCCTCACAAAGAGCTTCTTTGGTGGACTGCCAGTTTCTTGATTCAAATAAATCTGCCATTTGTTAGTCTCCTTATTCTAAACCGGCTAGTTTTCTAATGTAAACTAAATCATTTTTATCACTGGTATTGGCCTCATTCAAAGAAGGTTTATTTCCAGTAATCTCTCGCTTTCCTGTTGATTCAACAAGATTTACTTTAGACTCATTTTTATCCACTTTCTTGTTCTCTTTAAGAACTGTTGGTAGATATTTTTGGTAAGCGACTTTTAAATTGTCTGTTTGAACACTTTCCAACAGATCACACATGATTTCACGTTGATCTTTGTTAAGTGGTGAAAGTAATTCATGCATAGTTTTTTCTCGCAAAGCTCGACCTTCAACTACCTTTATTTTACTTTCCACTAAATTAACTGCATCCGTTGCTTTAGAAAGTTGTTCTCGTTGTTGCTGAATCATTTGGTTTGATTCTTCCAACTTCTTTTTCATTTTGGCAAGTTCTGTTCCTTCTGCAAGATAGCTTGTCATAAACTCTGTTGCAAAAGTTTCAAAAATCTTTCTACCAAAATTATTTTCTCTTGCTTGTTTAATATCCTCACGTAAAGAAGTCATTTCTGTACGTACTGTGGACTCCACAAGCTTCTCAATCTTTTCAGCTGCTCGTTTGATAAATTGGTGTCGTGTTTCAGCAATCATTTTTTTGCCTTCACGTACTAATTTAACTTTTTGTTCTACGAGAGCTCTTTTATCTTGATAAAATTCGTTAAGCTCTGTGGTTAGCTGTTTTAAAACAAAATTTTCCAACTTCTTAAAATTTTGTTCTTGCAACTTTTTATCAGCATAAAGTTCTTTCATCTCTTTTGCCATGTTTTCAAGCACAAACTTATCTAAAACCTTAGCATGTTCTTGGATACCTTGCTTATATGCTACAGTAGCCTCAATCATTTTTTGCTTGTCACTTTGAAACTCTGTCAACTCAGCTTGGATAGCATCTGTTAACATTTGATCCATTGACTCAACTATGGTTTGTTTGTCATGTTCATACCGTTGGGCAAATTCTTCACGAAGCTCAGCTTTAATTTCTTGCCTAGCTTCTGTTAATTTGGACTCCCAAGCTTCACTAAGAGTTGTTTTAACTTCTTCTGATAAAACCTCAGAACCTAAAAGTTCTTCGAAAGCATTTTTCATTAATTTCTCCTAATATCTAGGTTCCGAATAAATTTGACCATTTCTTTTTTAAAAAAGTTTTGAGCCGTTTTATCATGTTGTATTGCTTCAGCTAAAGATACAACATCTTTACTTCGCTGTAAACGTTCATAAATTGGAGTAGGGTAAGCATTAGGCGCACTAGGTTGAGCAACCATGTCTACTGTAATAATTTCGTAATCACTAACAGTACCATCTTCAGCTACATTGCCACTTCCTCTTGAACTTACTCCTAATTTAACTCCGCTCTCAAGCAAGGCTTTAACAATATTTCCCATAGGTGTAGGCAAAACTTGCAATTTACCTACTCCGTTGTTTCCTTGCATTTTCATTTCATTAATTTGTAGGCATACCCTGTCCAAATTAATTTGTAAGTCATCTGGATGATCTAACTCACCCAACACACTATAGCCTGACTTCAATTTTTCATTAATAGATCCAACTGCTTTATTAATTTCTTGCACAGGATAAACTCTTTTGTTTTGGTTTTTTACGCCACCTTCGATAAAGATTCCTTCCATGTACAATTTCTTTTCACCTGATTCTGTAGTAACACTCTCTACAGTCATCCCAGCTCTATCAAAACTCAGTTGTTCTCTTAATGCTACAGACATTATTACATTCCGTTATTAGGGCTAGTGGTATTACCTGCTGCATCACTGTTTTTAGGTGTTGCAACACTTTGTAGCTTTTGTTTTGCTCCTGGAACATTTACATTACCAGTATTCATAACTTTAGCTGATGTAGCCAATTTTTTACCTTCACCACCACCGTCTTTCATCATGCTTTGGCTTACTGTTCCACCTGGTTTGTTTGAACCTTTTGCAACAGGACTTGTGCTTTTTTCACTAGTATTATGAGGCATTTTAACTTGAGTTAAAGTTGCTGCTTCGTCTACCATTTCATAAGCTTCGTCTGTTTTCTTTTTGCCTTTTCCTTTAGGCTCAACTGCTTGATCTCTTTGATATTCTGCAGCTTTTTTCTTGCCTTTTAACTTTTCTGCATGTTTAGGTCTAATTGCTGCTTCATCTACGTAGTCGTAGTCTTCTTCTAGATCTTCATCTTCGTCATCAGATTCATCTAGCTCTACTTCTTCGTCTACATTTTCTTCTTCATTTTCTAAACTATCCATCATATCTTCTTCTGAACTATCCATGGCTCCCATTTCGTCTTCCATGTCATCGCCTTCTGGTTCTTCCATTTCACCGCCTAAAATTGCCTGGAAGCTTTGGCGTAGTTCTTCAATAGCGTCTTCTACTTTTTCAAAATTGCTTTCAATTTCATCAGGTGCATCACCTTCATCATCCATTTCTGGTTCTACATCCATAGCCATATCATCAGCTACATCAGCTGTAGCATCATCCATGTCCATTTCCATGTCTTCTTCGTCTTCTTCTTCAGCAATTTCGTCACTGGAAATTTCTTCCTCATAGTCCTCAAGATCTTCATCTTGACCCATTAAATCTTCATAAACTGTACGAGCCTTTTCCACAAAAACATCATGGAGCAAATCACTCGCTTTTTCTGATTCCTCGTTTATAATATATTCGAGTACTTTTTCTAGTTTATCTCGTGTAGTCATTATAAGCTCCTATAAAAAATAGACAACAAAACTGTAGTATTATTTACTCAAGAAGGTAGAAATATGTTTCAAATGGGCAAATTTTGGGCGAAAAAGACTGGAATTATTTAAATTAACCTAAATCAGGTGATGCCTCTTTAGGTCTAGCGTACATCATTTTGTATATTTCTTTACGTTTTTCCATATCTAAATTTTTCTTTTCTCGTAACTTTCTTAATTTATTTAAATCTCTCAATCCTATAATTTGTTTTCTTACATCTTTTTTATAGGCTCTACTTATACTTTGATCTTCAGTTTCATCATATTCTTCTTTAAGTAGCATTAGCTTGTCCTCCTGTTGGTGTAGGTCCTACCGGTTGTATGGCTTCTGCTCCACTAATAGGACTTGCATCACTACCTGC